AGAGGCTCCAACTATGGATACAACACAATTAATTACACTTCTTAAAAACGCAGGCTTAACAGAAGAACAAATTAAACAAAGAGTTGACGAATGGGCAAATACACCAGCAGTAGGTGCATCAGAAGACAAAGAAACTAGTCATGGTGAACCATATGAGAACTTTGCACAATCAGTTAATTTAAGTCTGAAACGTTACTTAGATGCAGAAGATTTTAAAGTGCAAGGTTTAAAAGAACACAAAGTAGAAGATATTAAAGAAGCATATAAAAAATCAAAAGAATCTAAGAAAAAAGAAGACAAAAAAGACTAATTTAGATTTTCCCCTCCCGAAATATAACCGTGCGGTGTATTAACTGCACGGTTAATTCATATAAATACATTAAAGGAGGATTAACGTGGCAGTAGACACAAAGTTAACCAAAACTCCCTATAGAAAAGAAAAGTATACTGAAGCTCAACTTATAGAGTTGGCAAAATGTGCCAATGATCCAAAATATTTTATGAAGGAACATTGTTATATTCAGCATCCAACCAAAGGTCGTTTAAAATTTAGTTTATATGATTTTCAAGACGAGCTAGTAGACATATATCATAAAAATAGATATAGTATTAGTATGTTAGCTAGACAAATGGGCAAGTCAACCTGTGCGGCAGGATACTTGTTATGGTATGCTATGTTTAATCCTGATCAAACAATTTTAGTAGCGGCACACAAATATTCAGGTGCTAGTGAAATTATGCAACGTGTTAGATTTGCATACGAAACATTGCCAGACTTTATACGTGCAGGTGTTACTGCATACAACAAAGGTAGTTTAGAGTTTGATAATGGAAGTAGAATTATAGCACAATCAACAACAGAAAACACAGGTAGAGGTTTATCTATTTCATTAGTATACTTGGACGAGTTTGCATTCGTTAGACCCAACATAGCCAAAGAGTTTTGGACTTCACTTTCTCCTACACTAGCAACAGGTGGTAAATGTATTATTACAAGTACGCCAAACATGGACGATGATCAGTTTGCACAAATTTGGAGAGATGCATTAAAGAATCAAGATGAATATGGTAATGAAACAGATACAGGTATAAACGGTTTTGCTCATTATATGGCTACTTGGGAAAGACACCCAGACAGAGATGAAGATTGGGCAGAAGTTGAATTAGGAAAAATTGGAGAAGAAAGATTTAGACGTGAACACAAGTGTGAGTTTATTGCATTTGATGAAACACTGATTGATAGTATTAAACTTGCTAATATGGAAGCCAGAGATCCTTATGCAATATCTGGGCAGGTACGTTGGTATGCACCATTAGCAAAAGGTAAACTTTATATGATAGCATTAGATCCTAGTTTAGGTACAGGTGGAGATAATAGTGCTATACAAGTTTATCAAATGCCAGGAATGAAACAAATGGCAGAGTGGATGCATAATAGAACTACAGTACAAGGACAAGTAAAAATTTTGCGAGAAATTGCACAATATATTGAAAGTGAAACAAATGGTGATTGTGAAATATATTACAGTATGGAAAACAATACACTTGGAGAAGCGGCACTTGTTACAGTAGAAGAACAAGGTGAAGAAAACTTTCCAGGTACATTTTTAACCGAAACAAAACAACATGGAAATGCTAGAAGATATAGAAGAGGATTTACAACAACACACAAATCAAAAATATCAGCTTGTGCTAAATTAAAGCATTGGGTTGAAACTGAAAAACTTGAAATAGCAAGTAAGCCTCTATTAAGAGAATTAAAAACATTTATTGCACGTGGTAACAGTTATGCGGCTAAAGACGGAGAAAATGATGACTTGGTAATGGCATTGGTACTTATTGTACGTATGAGTATGGAAGTATCAAAATATGAAGAATCTGCATTTGACTACCTAAACGACGACTTTGAGGACGATGACGGCATGGAGCCTATGCCATTTAGCCTATTATAAATGCACAAAATGATAAATACATTAAAGGATAACTAAACAATGGAATTATCGACAGAAATTTTTAACATACTAAAAGGTGCAAATATCAAATTAAAGTTATTTGATGCACAAGGTGCTAAAACACTAGATCCTGAACAAGCATCTAGATTTTATGCATATGAAGATGACTTTTTAGTAACAAAAAGAGTTGAAAATGAAGATACTGAAATTGTAGTTCAAGCAGGAACAGACTTTAGTTTTGATAAAAACAAAGCATTGCTTGACAGCATAAAGAAAGCAGGACATAACGCTATGGCAGAATATAACGTAAGAAAATTTGATAAAAATATAGCCCCAAAAGATTTTGTAGCTGAGGGTTATGAAAAAGTAGTTCTTAATACAATCAAGGACGCAGGTTTAGATGGATTCTTCAATAATGGTACACTATACATTGAAGGCGGTAAGGCAGATGTACAAGCGGCAAGACAAGCTATTAGTGCAGAGCCAGAAATATTTAAAGCACCACCTATTGCTAAAGACACTGAATTCTATGGAATGAATGATTTCTCAGAAACAGTTACTGAAGGTTATAAAAAAGCAACAGGTACACTAAAGTCAAGTTATATTATGTTTCCTGAATCAAGATTAGTTATCAGACACACTAAAGCAGTAAATGAAGAAATACGTGGTAGCAGATCACGTAATATCAAAGGCTTGTTCATTGAAAATAGTGCAGGCGAAAGATTTAGATTTCCATACAAATATCTAAATGGTGCAAAAGCTATGGCTAACCATGTTAGCAACGGTGGAACTCCATATGATGCAATTGGTGAATCAATACTAGCTATGTGTGAAGAAATTTCTCAAGTAAATCAATTTGTAAAACACGTTCGTTCAAATAAATTAGTTAACGAAGGTAATGAAAAAATTGTAGAAACTTGCAAATCAAGAATGAAAAAATTAAAAAATACCATTGAAAGTTTACAAACAATCAAAGGATACAACAATTACCAAGTAAAAGATACTGTAGTAGAAAATGATAAAGAATCGGTTGACATTGCAGATAAATTCATGTACAATACGTTTGAGAATGCAGATATGAATGCAATTCTTCAAACAGTGGCTCGTATAGTGAAAGAAGCAGATTCTATGGATGAAATGGTAAATGATGCAATCATGAAGTTATACAACATGATTAAAAATAAAGAAGATTTTAAACTTAATATTGATCCAGCAGATCCGGATCATCCAGATAATGAAGACCCTATTAAATACTCAGGTGGTATGGGTGCTATGGCGAAATTAAGTAGCCTACTATCATACCTTGCTATGAATAGTAAAAACGACGAAGCATTTAATTATTTACAACTTATTGGTAGTGAATTAAGTCGTTTATCACAAAAGCAAATGATGTTGGTACACAAGATGGCAATTTTCTTAGACAAGCATTACAAAGCACCGGCTAAAGAAAAAGCACCAGCTGAAAGTATTGTAGAAACTTCAATACAGAATTTACGTAGAAAAATTGCGTAAAAAGTACTTGACAGTAAGTACTATAAAATGTATACTGTACAGGCTAACAAAGGCAAACGTAATCAATAGATTACACTAAAAAGTTAACACTAGTTAACTTACTATTATAGGCTAATAAAGGAGATACATTATGGCATCTTTAGCAGAAATTCGTGCCAAATTACAGGCACAAGAAACAAAGAGCACAAGCTCTAGCATGGCGTCCGATAACGCCATTTTCGCTCACTGGAATATACCAGAGGGCAGTTCCGCAACACTTAGATTCTTACCAGACGCAGACGAGAACAACACTTTCTTTTGGAAAGAAAGACAAATGATCCGTTTGAACTTTCCTGGTGTAAAGGGTCAAGACGAAACTAAACCAGTAACAGTACAGGTTCCTTGTGTGGAAATGTGGGGAGAACAATGCCCAGTTCATGCAGAAATCCGTCCTTGGTTTAAAGATACGACTATGGAAGATATGGGTCGTAAATATTGGAAAAAACGTTCATATATTTTCCAAGGTTTTGTAACTGCAAGTGATATGCAAGAAGATAGTGTTCCGGAAAATCCTATCAGACGATTTGTTATTTCACCTCAAATTTATAAAATTATTAGTTCAGCATTAATGGATCCTGAATTTCAAGAGATCCCAACTGATTATGAAGCTGGTACAGATTTTGTAATTAGAAAATCTACCAAAGGTCAGTATGCTGATTATTCAACATCTAATTGGGCTCGTAGAGAACGTGGTCTAGATCAAGCAGAACGTGATGCTATTGCAAAACATGGTTTGTTTAATCTAAATGACTTCCTTCCTAAGAAGCCAGATGCAGAATCGCTAAACGCAATTTTTGAAATGTTTGAAGCGAGTGTTGATGGACAACTGTATGATGTAGAACGTTTTGGTTCTTATTATCGTCCATATGGAGTTGATGCACCAAGTGGTAGCACACCAAAGCCAGAAGCTACGGTTGAAACTGCTACACCTCAACCTGCACCAGCACCTCAACCAGCACCAGTAGCACCAGCTACTCCGGCGCCAGCACCTCAACCAGCACCAGTAGTTAACAAAGAGCCAGAAATGGCAACTGCTACTGCGGCACCAGCAGGTGATGCACCAAGTGCTCAAGACATTTTAGCGGCTATTAGAAATAGAAAGCAGTAATATAAATTGAGAGTGTAGCTTCGGCTACACTCTTACAACATAGGAGAAAAAACATTATGGCAAAACCATTTGACGTAAGTAAATTCCGTAAAAGTATTACAAAGTCAGTACCAGGCCTTTCTATAGGCTTTAATGATCCTGACACTTGGATATCTACAGGAAATTACACACTTAATAAACTTATCAGTGATGACTTTCATAAAGGTGTACCACTAGGTAAGGTTACTGTACTTGCAGGAGAATCAGGTGCAGGTAAATCATTTATTGCCGCCGGCAATATTGTAAAAAATGCACAAGATCAAGGCATTTTTGTTATTCTCATTGACAGTGAAAATGCACTAGATGAGAAATGGCTACACGCCTTGGATGTAGATACAAGTCCAGAAAAACTACTTAAACTTAACATGAGTATGATTGATGATGTTGCTAAAACAGTATCAGACTTTATGCGAGATTATAAAGCAGAATATGCTGATGCAGATCCAGAATCAAGACCTAAAGTACTTTTTGTAGTTGATAGTTTGGGTATGTTGTTAACACCAACAGATGTTGATCAGTTTAACAAAGGTGATATGAAAGGTGATATGGGTCGTAAACCTAAAGCACTAACAGCCTTGGTTAGAAATACTGTTAATATGTTTGGTGAATACAATGTGGGTATGGTATGTACTAATCATACATATGCTTCACAAGATATGTTTGATCCAGATGACAAAATCTCAGGCGGGCAAGGCTTTATCTATGCTAGTAGTATTGTTATTGCTATGCGAAAACTTAAACTTAAAGTTGATGCAGATGGTAACAAAACAAGTGAAGTACATGGTATTAGAGCGGCTTGTAAAGTTATGAAAACTAGATATGCAAAACCATTTGAAAGTGTACAAGTTGAAATTCCGTATGAAACAGGAATGAGTCCACACAGTGGTTTGGTAGACTTTTTTGAAGCAAAAGGTGCCCTCAAAAAAACTGGAAACAGATTAGAATATACTAGTCCTGTGACAGGAGAAGTTATTACAAAGTTCCGTAAGGCTTGGGCAAATAATGAAGATCAACACTTGGATCTAGTTATGACGGAATGGGATAAACAACCTCAAGATGTGCAAGACGCACTTCCAGAACAAGAAGCACCTGAAGTAACCGAGGAGTGAAGATGAATATAACAGATGGAGACTTTGAATTATTGTTTAATCTGTATGATGAAGCTAAAGAATTTATCAGTGAAAAGGATAAACCCGAGTTTGCTAGTAAATTCATTTATCATTTGTCTGACTATGGGTTTGAAATTAAACCGACGGCAAAAGAAATAGCTGATCATTGTGATTATCTTGCAGATGCATTGGATGATTACTTGGAACATAATGATGACGATGAAGATCCGTATGATGACTATAGTGAGAGCTATAGTGATGACGACGATAACGAAGATTATTAAACTATGAGTGTATGGTATCGTAAAGTAACTGCTAATTTGGGTGAGATAGTGACAGCTATTTCTCACTTTGAAAAAGAAATTGATCAAGCACGTTACGAATGTGGAATGAAAGGCAATCTCGAAAAACAGAGTAGAGATATGCCTGGGATTGTGGAACATAGATTCAATCAACTGCAAGAAGTAGAAGCGATATTAGAGTTTCTCAATACAGAAATGAGAAAACTTCGTGCTAAAACATTTAGAAAGTACTTGGAAAATTACAACAAAGCATTAAGCAGTAGAGATGCTGAAAAATATGTGGATGGTGAACAAGAAGTAGTAGATTTACAGTACTTGATCAATGATTTTAGCCTAGTACGTAATAGATATATTGGAGTTATCAAAGCATTAGAAGCTAAACAATTCCAAATAAACAACATAGTTAAGCTAAGAGCGGCTGGTTTAGAAGATATTTCGTTATAACGCCATATTATTGGTTGACAAAAATTTTTTTAAGCCGTATAGTATACGTATAGTTAGTAAAAACCAACGGTTAGGACAATACCAAACAAGGAGCTGATTATGCCAAAGCAAAACTTATTCAATAATATCACTACATTAGACGTGATGTGTGCTTCTGTTGAAGTATACAAGTCACAAGGATTTATTAAAAGTGGGCATGGTTATACAGATAACAATGATCCAGAAAATCCAGTAAAAATTGAAGACAACAAAACTATGATGTTGTCATTGCTAAAAGCAAAAGATGCTGGTAAAAAAACTTTCACAACAGAAACTGTAGAAGAAGCCAGTAATCTTATCAATAGTATTAATGGTAAGTTGATGCTAAAGAAAATGACAAACACTCTCAATAATTTTGAGAGCAATGTTGTTAAATCATTGTCAGAAGCTGATGTAAATAAATTTTCAATAAGCATTATTGCAAGTTTGCCACATAGTGTTAGCATTGATAAAAAACGTGAGCAGGTTGCTGATCGTATGTCAAGCCTAAAACACAGTAGTCAATATTTTGGTGAAAAAGGTAAACGTTATGATATTGATGTAGAAGTACTTGATGTTAAGTTTATTCAAACCAGTAATGTCTATATGATTTCTACTTGTTATGCAGAAAAAGATATTGTTAAGTTTTGGTGGAGAGATCAACCAGACATCAGTGATATTATTGCTAACAAATCTATTAAGATTCGTGCTACAGTTAACAAGCATGAATTATCCAAATACACAAATGCCAAAGAAACTATGGTAAATCGTGTTAAAATTATAAGTATTGTATGATGTTAGACATAGTAATCAAATCTGTTGTTGGTGGTGTTATTATTGGTGTAGTAAGCACCATAGCACAAAAGTATCCAACAGCCGGTGCCTTTATAATGGGCATACCATTGGTAAGTTTTATTACACTTGCAATGATGCATTATGGTGGAGTAGATTACCAAACTCTCAAAACATTCAGTTACCAAACAGTATATTTTGTATTGGTAAGTTTAATTTTCTTTCCTTTGTTCATTTGGTTTTACCCAGGTGGATTTTGGATAGCACTTCTTGGTAGTGCGGCCATTGTTGGTACAATGATGGCAATCCTTGCAAAAATTATTGCTTGACATATTTCGCATTTTATTATATACTGATAGTTAATTTAATTTTATTAATTAAATTTATTTAATAATAATAAAGGGAGAAACTAAAATGGCAAGATCAAATGCAAAAGGTGCTACTTTCTTTTCAGAAGGTACACAAAATCAGCAAATTCTAGCTAATTTCTGGGGAACTGGAAAAACGTTTACAATGAACGATCTAAGAAATGACTTAGATATCGCTTCACCAGCGGCTAGATTGCTTGAGCTTAAAGAAGCTGGCTTTAATGTTAAAGCTAAAGCAGTTGAATCAGGCGCAGTAGGCAGACCTGAAATGGAATATTCAATTCCAAGAAGAAGAGTATAATCTCTTATAGAATTAGGGCCCGTTTCTTAATGGGCCCTTTCTAATGAATATGAGAATAATTTGCTACAAATCATACAACGACTATATTACACACGATTTTCCAAAAGAAGAACTAGAAGAAATACTGAAAATTTGCAAAGAATTAGAAATAAAATGGTATTGTATTGTGTATGATTCTCACCCAGAATAAAAAAACCCTTATTTTTCAAGGGTTTATACACCAAAAAAAATTAAAAAAAATTGCATAAAAAGGTTGACCTTTTCACCAAGATGTCTTATTATATATGTATAGTTAGAAATAAACAATTAAGAAAGAGGTCTCAAAATGGCACAATTAAAAAGGCAAAGAAAGAACAAAAAAGGCGAAACAATAGTAGAAGTTCTTCCTACTAAAGCTAAAGATAATCCCAACGAAACTGATGAGCAAATCATTGAACGTATGAGAGAAAGATTTGCTATCCTTGATGATATGACACAAGCATCTATTGATGGTGTTGTTAGAGGTATGGTCGTAACAGGCCCTCCAGGTGTTGGTAAATCATTTGGTGTTGAACAGGTTCTTGAAAAGAATTCACTGTTTGATGTACTAGGTGGTAAGAAAGCAAAATTTGAAACTGTAAAGGGTGCTTCTAGTGCAATAGGTTTGTACAAAGTTCTTTACAATAATGCAGACAGGTCAAACGTACTAGTACTTGATGATTGTGATACAGTACTATATGATGAAACTAGTTTGAACTTGTTGAAGGCGGCTTTGGATTCTAGTAAGAAAAGAAAGCTATCTTGGAATACAGATTCAGCCCTACTAAGACGTGAGGGTATACCTGATACATTTGAATTTAATGGTTCGGTAATCTTTATTACTAACCTTAAGTTTGATAATGTTCGTGGTAAGATCAAAGACCACTTGGACGCAATTATGTCAAGATGTCACTATTTGGATCTTACTATGGATACTACTCGTGAAAAGGTTTTACGTTGTAAACAAATTGTTGCAGATGGTATGCTTAATGAGTACCAGTTTACTAAAGAGCAACAAGATGACGTAATGGACTTCATGGTAGAAAACAAAGATAAGATGAGAGAGATAAGTTTGAGAATGGTTACCAAACTTGCAGATCTTAAAAAGTCTATGGGTGACAAGTGGAAAAAAACTGCCATAGTTACCTGTATGAGGCGAACTGTTTCTTAAAACAGTTTTTCTAACTATAGAAGAGGGGTGAAATCCCCCTCTTCGCTTTTCAATATATTTTCTCAAACTCATTGACAATTCAAGATAAGTAATGTAGTATATAAGTTATGAAATGTAAGATAACTCTGAAAGATGAAGTGAATTGTAAAGTAGAAGGCTTAGACATTGACACACGTAGAAAGTGTGAAAAAGAATTAAAGTTTTTTCTTCCTTATGCATATCACGTACCAGCATTTAAACTAGGCAGATGGGATGGTTGCCAGTCTTATTTCACTATAGGCGGAATCACATATACTAACTTGCTAGATAAAGTGCTACCAATCATTATGGGTCAGGGTTATGAAATAGATCTAAACGATTTACGTTTTAAATATGACTTTCAATTTGATCCTGTTGACGAAACATCATATCAACACAAAGTATGGCCTGAGGGTCATGTTGTAGCAGGTGAGCCAGTAACATTAAGAGATTATCAAGTAGAGATTATTAACAAGTATCTAGCTACACCACATTGTTTACAAGAAATTGCAACAGGTGCAGGTAAGACTCTTATAACTGCGGCATTAAGCAACAAAGTAGAAAAGTATGGAAGGAGCATTGTTATTGTACCCAACAAAGATTTGGTTACACAAACATATGCTGATTATGCAAACCTCGGACTAGATGTTGGCGTTTATTATGGCGACAAAAAACAATTAGGACACACCCATACTATTTGTACTTGGCAGAGTTTAAACAGTATAAGAAAGAGATTCAAAGAAGGTGAAAGTGATTTAAGTTTAGCAGAATTTGCTGATGGTGTAGTTTGTGTAATAGTAGATGAAGTACACCAAGCAAAAGCAGAAGTATTAAAAGAATTACTAACAAAAGAATTTGCAAATATTCCACTAAGGTGGGGATTAACAGGAACTATACCAAAAGCTGATCATGAGAAGGTTAGTTTACAGGCTTGTTTAGGAGAAGTAACTCATAGACTTGCGGCCAGTGAATTACAAGAAAAAGATGTTCTCAGTCAATGTCATGTTAATGTAGTGCAATTAAAAGAAGTAGCAGAGTACAACAATTATCAAAGCGAATTAACTTACTTAACTACTAATGCTTCACGTATGAAGTATATCAGTGGATTAATTAAAAAAGTTTCAGAATCAGGTAACACTCTTGTACTAGTAGATAGAATTAAAGCAGGTCAGCTTATATGCGATAATATAGCTGAAGCAAACTTCGTTAGTGGTGAGATGAAAACTACTACACGTAAAGATCATTATGACGATATTAATGAAGGAACTAATCAAATTGTTGTAGCAACATATGGTGTTGCGGCAGTAGGTATTAATATTCCACGTATCTTTAATCTTGTTTTAATAGAACCAGGAAAGAGCTTTGTTAGAGTTATACAAAGTATTGGACGTGGTATAAGAAAAGCTGAAGACAAAGATAATGTGCAGATATGGGATATCACAAGTTCAGCAAAATTTAGTAAAAGGCATCTTACAGAACGTAAGAAATTTTACAAAGAAGCAAATTACCCATTTACTATTGAAAAAGTAAATTGGCTTTAAGGAATAAAAATGAAAATATTAACAGTAGAGAATAAAACGTATGAACTAGATGACATACCAGATACAATAGAGGACTTAAGATACAGTATTTTAGATTATAGTAATCCTAGTCATATAGATTATTATTTTATACCACTAGTATTCTTAGAAAGTTTTTATGCACCAGCCGCGGTATTAAAAATAGGTGAATATCAAATAACAATGCCTTTGGATTGGAGTGTAGTAATATGTGATCCGGCTGTAGGAGATCCAGAAGTAGTAAGTTTAATGAGTTTAAATGACAGAGGATTTAGTGTATTTGCATTTAACCCTATTACAGGATATACACCTAAATTTATGGATATTCAAATTACAAACATATACACAGATGTAAAATGGTATGCACCTAAA